CTTTAGATTCATACATAGCTGCTGGATCTTCTCCTGGATAATGAGTTCCACCAGCTGGATCAACCCAAGCTTCATCTTCATCATCGTTATTATCATCTGATATAACATTTGACATTTCTTCTGCAATAGCTATAATAAAATCTTTATTTTCTAAATAAAATGCGAATTTATCACTATCTAATTCTTCTTCCATATATCCATCAAGTTCTCTTTCTTCTACACCATCAGCATATAATTGATCAACTATTTCAGATAATTCTAAAATATATTCTTTTATTTTTCCCATAATTTTAATATTTTTTTATATATTATATATCTTTGATACTATGGTGAATATATAAAAAAAATGTTAATTATGAATTTAATTTATTTTATATTATGTGCTTATAGTCTAACTCAAATTTTAGTTAGTGGAAAAATTTTTGATAAAATACGTCCAGATAAAAAATTTTTTAAATGTCCTATGTGTATTGGATTCTGGGTTGGAATTTTTTTGGTTTCAATAAATAGTTTTACTGAATTATTTTCTTTTAATTATACGATAATTAACTTTTTATTATTAGGATGGTTAAGTTCAGGAACATCTTATATTTTATATAATTTGTTTGGAGATAGTGGTTTACAAATTAAAAATTAAAAATTATGAAAAAAAGATGGACATTAAGAGCAGTTGCTCATTGTAAAGATGGCTGCTGAAAAGGCCCGAGGTTAAAATCTCGGGCCTTTATTATCTTTATTAAATTTTTTCATTAATATATAAATAAAATTGAATTGAATGTATGGAAAAAATTTACTATATTTATGTAATTACTAATCTAATAAATAATAAACAATATGTCGGGTTTCACTCTACATATAACATAGATGACGGATATATGGGTAGCGGTAAAATTATAAAACAATCTATTAAAAAATATGGCAAAGAAAAATTTGAAAAGAAAATTTTAGAATATTGTAATGAAAAAAATTGGATTAGTAGAGAACGTTTTTGGATTAAAGAATTAAATACTAATAACGAAGGATATAATTTGACTTTAGGTGGTGAAGGTATTTTAGGGCTAAAATTTTCAAAAGAATCTAAATTGAAAATGTCGAATTCGCAAAAAGGTAAATTGCTTTCAGAATCAACTAAAAAGAATATTTCGAATGCTTTAAAAGGTAGAAATTTAAATGGTGGATGGAATAAAGGTAAATCATGGAATGAAGAAACTAAAATAAAGATGTCTAAATCTCATTTAGGACAAAAAATGAAGCAACAAAATAAAGATAAAATGTCTATTTCTAAAAAAGAATTATATTCAAATAAAATTAATCATCCAAGATCTAAAATAATTTGTATACATACACCTGATAATAAAAAAATATTATGTATAGGTACATTTAGAATATTTAGAGATAAAAATAAAGCTAATTATAATAAATATTTTAAAAAAATTATAGATTCTGACATACCAATAAATGGATGGTATTTTAAAGTATATAAAAATATTAATGATATAAAAAATTTAGATATGTATGAAATATTTAAAGGCTAACGCAGATCGACTTTAAATCTTTTATAAGGGAATCTCTTTTCTTTGTAAATATTTTCTCTTTCTTTTCCATGTCTGAATAAGTAATTTTCTTCTTGAAATCCATGCCCATATTTAAAATTATCTATAATATCGATAACAGTTACAACTTCTTTTCCTTCCATTAATCTCATACCTCTACCCAAAACTTGCCTAATTATAAAATTAGATTTGTATGATTCTATTACAAATATACTATGTAAATTAAGAATATCAATACCTTCAGAAAATGTCCCAATAGAAGCTACAATTATTGTATTTTCTTGGCTTTCCATTTGTTTCTTATAATAATCTCTATTATCTGAAGATGTTCCCCCATCTATATAATAAACATTTTTTTCAGTATTTTCTTTTATCCAATTAAAAATATTTCTACCATAATCATTTTTTATATCAGAAAATAAAACTAAAGAATTTTTTGTAGTAGAAGAAATTTTGTCAACTATATAATTAAATCTTTTTCTAGATTCTCTTGCTACATCTTTTTCTAAATTAAGTAATTTAGCCCCATCTTTTTCATCTCCTTTTACACTTCTTAATTCGTAAAGTTTCTTTTTAATATCATCACCTAAATAATTTAATTCTAATCCAATCACATTAATAGGGGTTGCATTTCCTGCAGCTATTAAATCTGCTGAATGTATTGTGTAAACTTTTGGCCCTAAATAAGATTGAATAATAAACGAATCACATGAATTTTCAGGAGGTAATGTGCCAGTTAATCCAAATTTATATTCAGCATTATAACATTTAACTAGAATATCTTTAATTGAAGCTGCTTTTGCGTGATGGGTTTCATCTACACATACAACATCAAATCCTGTAAAGAATTCTAAGGGTTTTTTAGCCAATGTTTGATAAGTACCAAATGTTATATTAATATTAGCATCATCAGTCACTCTAGACCCCCCAAATGCACACTGCGACTTCCAGTTAGGTTTCTTATTGCATTCATCTTCATATTCGTAAAATTTCTCTTCAGTTTGAGTGACTAATCCAATATTAGGAACGATATAAAGGAATTTTTTCTTTTGTTTTACATCTAAAAGATATTTGAAAAGAAGAAAAGCAATAAGTGTTTTACCCCCAGAAGTTGAAATTTCTTCTGTACAATTTTTAAATTTTAAAATTCTATTAGCACCTTCTAATTGATAATCTCTTGGAGTTTTATCAGATTCACTGAAATATTCTATTGCCCATGTATTAAACGCTTCAAAATTATGTGAATTATCAGTTAATAATTCCATACCTTCTAGTTTAATAGGAAAATTAAATTTCTTAGAAATATTAAAAACTTCTAACCACATTCCAATAGGAATTCTATGATAACGATCTATAAATTTAACTTCACCATCCCAGGTTGGTCTTTTTTTCTTAATAATGTAGTAATTATCTACTTTTTTCGTTAAAGAAAACTCTAGTTGCTCAATCTCATTTTGAGTACCATCTACTATTTGTAAAAATTTTTGATCACTTGTTATCTTTAATAACATTAAGTTATATTTATTTTATTGTAATTTACCACAATCTGAACATATAAGAGCTTTAGATATATTACCTACTCTAAATTGATAATTTACAATTTCGGTATTTTTATGCGGACACATTTTTCTAATTTCTTCTAATTTTTGATTAGCTTCAGATATAATAGCATATAATTCTTTAACTTGTTCTTTTATATTATTAGACATCATGATTTAATTATTTCCCCCTGCTTATTTGTTCAATTTCTATTCTTTTTGGTATAGCATATATTAAATTATCTAAAGTAGATAAAGTATTTTGGATAAATTTAGAATGATTTTCCACTAATTCTCTTTTTTCATACATATCTGCAAGTTCAGTTAATATTTTATTATGTTTAGAACTTTCATTAGGATATCTAATTTGTGAGGTAAATGTCCAATAATCATGTCTGCCTGAATAATCTGCTCTATATTTTTTATTAATTTTAATAAGAACACCAATTAGATAATGATAATATTCAACGCATATTTGACGTTCAGTATAAATATTAGTCATTAATTCTGCAACCGCTCCTAAATTTTTCATTTGAGCAGTCATAGATGCTAATTTGTCACCCCATTGTAATCGTTCTTCTGCAAATTTTTCAACTAAAGATTTTTCTATTTTTTCTTTAGGTTCTGGAAATAACGAATTCAATTCATCAAAATAATCTAGTTGAGCTGTCATTTTTTAATTTTTGTTTCTTTGTTTTTTCAATAACAATCTTATTGCCTGTTTTTTTAAAATCGTCTTCTTTTATGATTAAATTAAAATTTAATTCAGACATAATATCTTCTTCTATTAAGAATGAATACTTTATATCAGGAGTTAATTTCATTTAATTAAACATTTTTTTTAAGAATGATTTTATATTATATGTAATAGTATATCCTTTGTTTCTTATAAATAAAATACCTTTAGCATTTATACATCCTTCTTTATCTAAAAACCCTTCATGCTTTAATTCACTAATAAGATCTACCCATTCATTCCAAAAAAGTTGGTTAAAATATATATTTTTGAAGTCTTTTAAATTGTCATTCTCTATGCCATTAGACGTTAAGCCTTTATCCCATTTATATATTTTAGAATTTTTCATATTTTCTAAAATACTGTTTTTGTATATTCTTTTATATTTTGCTTTCATATTATAAATCTATTATATCTAAAGAATCATTTGAAAAATATTTATCAAAAAAAGGCATACTTAAATTATTTTGTTTTATGAATATAAGAATATCATTTAAATCCCATTTTTTTCTTGGTGGAGCTTGAATATCTAATAAAAATTTATTCCATAAGAATACTTCTTCATTTTTTTCAATATGCTCTATTGATTTTTTTATTCCTGTAGCATCACTATCATAAAAAAATCTTACAGGTATATCAATCGGTAATTCTTTATTAGCTCCGGTATTAGCAATTGAATTTTTAAATAGAAATGCATCCATAGGACCTTCAAAAAGAGTAATTTCTTTAGAATAACTTATAAGACATATATTAAATATCATTGATAATGTATTTAAATAATCTAATTGTTCAGAGGTAACGTCTAAAGGTTTTTTTAAGAATTCATAAAGTTTTGATAACTTATAAGTTTCAAATCTATTATTACCAGAAAACATTCTTTTTTGTGCTCCTAAAATTTTACCAGTTTTAGTTAAATTTAAAATTAATAGATATTTTTTTTGAGGGTTATATAAAAATTTACTTTCATCAAATTGTAATCTATTTTTTAAGTAAACCCAAACAGGAGAATCTTTTACTTCTATTAATCCAAAAGTTGTTTTTAATTCATTTCTATCAATAGCATATTTATCTAAATTTGACATATCTAAAAAACTAGACATATCATATTTAGTATTAGATAAACTATGAAAATCACCTATATTGTTCATAAGGTAATTAATAGCATCTAATTTTAAAATTGTATTAAAATCTTTAAAGAAAAAATCTATTCTTTTAAATTCACCACAATTATGACATTTAAAAAAATTTCTATGTTTTCCGGTTAAAATAAAATTACCACGTTTTGCATGATTATTTTTCATGCTATCCCTACAATAGGGACAAGCAAAATTTAATCTATCGTGATGATGATCAATTTTAGTTTTTTGGGGAATTTCACTGAATTCTCTATTTAAAATTGGTTGTAAAAGATTTTCCAATCTTTCTTTAAATTCAGATGGAGTTAACTGTGAATCTATAGAATTAAAGAGAGATGAGTCGAAACCCATCTCTCCTAATTGTGTAGTGGTTAAATCATTTAACATGATTGATTATTTTTATAATCCCTTTAATACATCATCCAGATTTCCACTTATTCCACCTAAACTAGGTATTTCTGGTAAATCTATTGATGGCATATCCATTGTTGTGCCTGGCATATCTAAATCATCCAAGCTAATTTCCGAAGATGAAATACCACTTGATTTCTGTGTTTGACTTGTGGGGTTACTTAAACGAATTGATTCGTTTACAGCCGACATATTATTAGGTGTTGGTGCCTGACCTGTAACAGCGGTAATTACACCATTAACATAATCATACGTATCTGAATCCCAATCTTTATATCCAAATTTAGTTAAATCTGGACTATTATCTTTCAAATAGTTAAATACTAAAGGTTTATCTGTTTTCGCACTAATAGGTTCAAGTTTTCCTTCTGCATTAATTAAACATAATGGAATAACTTTGTCAATAAATTTAGATTGATCATAGTTATTATATCCTGATACTTTTGTTACTACTAAAGCAAATACTTTACCATTTAAAATATCAAATGGATTATGAGGCTCACCAATAATTGGTTTCATTTCAGCATTTATCTTTTCCCAAAGTTTTTTACCAAAACGATAAACCATAATTTTACCTTCTAATTCAGGTTGTTGATCATCTTTAATAACTTGGATTAATGCTGAAAAGTTATGACGTCTTGAGAAGATGTCGGCTTTCTTTTGTTCTTGTATTGATTCACTCTTTTTTAACTTCCAATACATATCTTGAAGTAATGATGGCTTTCCAATTGAAGATGGACAATCAACAAAACGACCTTTTTGTGTTACTGGGTCTACTAACCAAGATACCCATTTTTCTTGTATTGAATTGTTTGGATTTTGATACCAAGGGACAAAGCGTATAACTGATTGATAAATACCATTTTTTCCTTTATCTGCGCTTACTTGGTAATCGTCTGATGCACCTTTAGTGCTTCCACCCATATCTACGGTTGGATTAAATAATTGATCATAATTTTCTGAACTCATGATTTGTTTCTCCTTTTAGTTTTTAGTTTTTAGTTTTTTAGTAATTGTTTTTGTTGGTACCTTTAGAACGTTTACTATAGATTATATATTCAAGAGAGATTAAAGATTATTAATATTTTGTTAAAATTTAACCTCTCTATCTTATTAATTTTCAATTATATATAGAACCCTTAATTTTTTCTTAACAGATTAATGGTTCCATCCTTTAATTACATCTGGTGACGAATTTAGATAAAAGAATTCTTCTCTGTCAACAATTTTAACTACTTCTCCTGAAGGAGAAGAGATTGCAAATCCTTCTTGGTTTATACTTTTTGAACCACCTTGTTTAAGATCCACATGAGCTTTATATGTTTCCAATTTATTAAGTTTCGCTAAAAATAAACTTTTTAATTTAGAAATTAAATTAGTTAATCTAACAATACGTATTATAGAGTCGTAATGATCTGAAATAAATACTCCTAATTTTTCAACAATATTATTTGATTTTTTAGTTGCTGAAAATTTTAAAAAGTCTTCAACAAAAGTTTTTTCATTCAATGGTTTATTTATTCTAATTAAATTATTATGAAATGATGAAAATAGTGCATTAAATGTTTTATACTCTAATACTTCTTTATATTCAGGTGTATACAATTTATCTAAATCAGTATTTAATATATTCAACATATCTTTTATTTCCAAATTAGAGTCAGCCAGTTGTTCTAATTTTTCTGCGCTTATTTGTTTAATATAAGGTTCAGACATATAAATACCTTCTGGGTGATTTATATCATCTAAATTTATTTCAAATATAGATTTTATGCTATGAATATCTTTTCCAATATATCTAGTATGCCAAGCAATACCAAATTCTGAAGATAATATTTTATGACCTAATTCCGAATCTATTTCAGTTGAATATTTTATAGTATTTGGTTTAAATGTAATAATATCTCCTTCTTCTTTCAATGTACTTTCATCAAATAAAAAATCTCCTTGCCAAATTTGGCCTTCAGGTATATTAATAGATCTAGCATATCTTAATAAAACTTTTAATTTATTAGCTAAATCAGGCCTATCCCCAAATAATTCATCAACTTGTTCTGGAGTATGTGAAGTAACAGGAACTTTATTAAAAACTGTTTTAGTTCCAACACCATAAGGAGCTAATCCCGGAAAATTTGACCATAACATCATGGCAGGAGCACCATCTATTTTTACAGATAATGTAATATCTGATGGTTTATTTCTCATTTTATCATATAAGTGTTTAAATACATATTTAATAAAATCTAATCCTTCTTTGTCTTCAAATAATAATTCTTCAGCATGACGCATATGCGTATTCAGTTGTCTTTTTTTATCTTCTGATTCATTTAATGATTCATTTACAGAAAAAATATCAGGATAGTCTTCAATACATTCTTTTGGATATGATTTATTTTGAGATGATAAATAAAATCTAAATTTATCTACTATTTTAAATAATTTATTTTTATGAATAAAACTTGGAGAATTAATAATATCCCATAATTTTTCAAAATTACTCATTACTGATATATCATTATATTCATCACCAATAGCTAAATGTAATACATCTTTCGGATCATCTGTTAAGAATCTTTCTTTAATTATTTTTGGGGTTTTAATTAATCCATTTTTTCCAATATGAGACTTAGTTACTTCAAAGATACCTGAGTTTACTCTAAATGCGTAAAAAGTATATTGA